GACGCCAAGGATGAGCTAGTTAAAGTTCCGCCCGCAATAGTAGGGGAACTTAGGTAATTAATTCCATAAACTACGTCATCTGCAACGCCTGTGTTATAGGCATATAGTAAAGTTTTAGTGCCCGCTGGAACAATAACACCAGTGCCTCCAGCTGTTTTAACTAAAAGCGATTGCCCGCCTGTAGTATTGTTTTCGACAATATAAGGTTTATTAATAGCTGGGACTTGTATTGTTTGAGTGGAAGCTAATGTTCCAGCTGAAGTAACGTTAAGTATAAAATTTCTAGCCGTTTGACTAGAAGGAGAATCAACCAAAGTTAAAGTTGCAGCTATAGGAGACGCTGGCGGATTAGCTATTACTACCGATGCTCTACCAACAATGGCTTCTTCTAACGCTGTACCAAGATTAAGGTTTGTAGTAGTACCCCAAGTATTATTTTGGTCTCCAGTATTTATTAATTCAATTTTTAAATTAGAATATGGCATTTTCTTTACCTTTATGTAATAGCATTCGACCAAACTGGCGTACTGTTTGTGTTAATTGTATCCCAGCTTTGAGCTTGTGAATCATTTACTAGAGACCAATTTGGGTTTTGATTGTCATTTACTGCGTTCCATCTGTAGAAAAATAAATCCCCAGGCTGGCAAGTAGCGCTAACCCCAATTAATTGAAACGATATATTACCTTCACTAAAAATAGTAACATTACCAACTTGTCCTATTCCTTCAACGCCAGCTACGTTTACAGTGCTAGTAGTATCAGTAGTAGCAGTCCCTACTGATCCTGAAGCACTAACCCCAGTAACCTCAACATAAATAACATTAGGGTCCGAAACCCACCCCGTATTGTTACCGAGATCTACGTTTCCGTTTGACGCAAGGGCTTGCCAAACAGCCCCGCCCGTAGCATTAGAATCTTGGTAAGCCAAATAATTAACGCTAATTATCCCACTAGATCTACTTATGTTAAATTTTGTTCCAGGCGAAGAGCTATTAATAGTTGCCAAATTACCAGATGTTCCAGCAATATTAAAATTGTTAACGGTAGTTGTTGTACCAGGTGCAAAGCTAAAAATTGTTGGCGTTATCGTATTAGATATATTGTTAAATAAATTTGAGTCAAGCATTGTAACTTTTCCAGCTCCAGACAATTTATTAAAATTGTAAAATGTTTTACCGCCTCCAGAAAAATTAGCTGCAAAATTATTTATGGCGTTTATTGTGGACGTACCAGCGTTTAATGTAGTACTAGCGGCTATTCTCACAATATAATTAGACTCTGTAAAATCAGCAACTCCGTAACTATTGATTGTTGAAGATCCTAAGTTAACAGTACTGTTGGAAGTTCTAAAGTTAGAGGTTGTTATGTTGTAGTTGTTTGTATTAAATGTGCCTGCAAAAATACCAATACGAGCGTTAGATACTGGGTTTTGAACAAGGTCGGATTGTAAATCATAGATTACAGAAGCAGATGGAGAAAAGTTCATTCCACAAGACTTCATGTTAACACCGCTTGTGTTAATTATTTTTGTTCCACTTGTTGCTACAAAACTAATGGATCTGCCGTCTATTGGAGTAGTAATTGTTACGGATGGGCCTAGTATAAAATCTCCAAGTACTTGCATTGAAAGACTAAATTGATTTAAAAATAAAGTAGGGGAACCTAAACTAAAATCAATAGTATTAACATAATCAAACCCAGTAAATTGCACCGTAGCGGAACAGGTTGATGTTGTAAGATAGTTAAGCTGTTGATTTGTAGGAGACAAACCTCTTTCAAGCGTATAAGTTCCAGACGAACCCGCAATATAAACTTCTTTAGATCCTGTAAAAGATAAGTTTGGCAAAACTCCGCCAGAAGTAATAAAGTTTAAAGTACAAGCCTGATCTAAAATTAATTTACCAGTTGAACCAAAAGCAAGGACTGTAGTAAATTGACTTCCGATGTCGAATAAAGTCCCATCATACGTAAGTGAATTATTGTTTAGGTTTAGCGTTCCTCTATATAAATTAAAAGAATTAGAAACTACTTTTAAATTATCTAAAAGAGTTACTGTTATACCAGTTACATTTTGCTCAACGTAATCAGAAAACGAAAAGGTAATTCCATTACTTGTTATTTGGTGGTTTACTGCTCCTTGAAAACCTAAACGAAACCCACTAAAAGCGGTCATTCCAGAGCCAGTAGTTATGTCTCCATAAGAATTAAAAAAGCTTCCGCTTGTACCTGTTAATGTTCCAGTAAAGCCAGTGCAGTTTAAATTTCTGAAACTAACAGTATTTCCTGGTACGGTTACTGTTACTGCACCTGAAGCAGCATCAAAATAGACATCATCTGCAAACGTAGGTATGGATGCACCACCAGCCCCGCCAGATGTTGCTGACCATTTAGTGCCAGTGTTTCCGTCCCAATTTGCTGTGCCACCTACCCAATAGCGATCTGCCATCGCTTTCTCCTATTAAGTAATTCTAATAATTGCGGTAGAGGAGGTTGCTGCGGGGAAAAGAATTTGAAATGTGCCAGTTGTAGATGTTTTTACTCCTCCAAAATCTAAAATAATTACTGAAGGATTTGTGTATGTATGCGCTGGAGTGCTGTTATAAATCATGGCACCATATGCTGAAATTGTTGCGCTTGTCCAAGAAAAGTTACTAAAACTTGGAAACGCTGTAGTTCCAGACGTTGTGGGCGATACGTTAGTTAATAAACCACCACCAGCTACATAGGTACCAGAGTTTGGAACTTCGTTTGTTGCAGTATAAGCAGTAGTAGCTGCCGTAAAACTAGCACTGTTATCATATAACGCACAGTAAAAAGAATCGCCACCAGAAGAACGAAAATCATGTGCGCCCTCTAAAAGCTGTTGCTTAAAACTTGTGCACATGTAATTGCCAGTAAATGCCATTTTATTCTCCTAACAAATTAATTAATTCAGGATAGCCAGCGTTTTTTAATTTATTCGCAATAGTTGCCCGATCATTTTTTACCGCTTCTTTCATATAAAACACTAAAACTTCTCGGACATTTTCTTTAAAAACTAAAGCTTGCTCACGAATTAACGGGTGCGACTGCTCTCCAACATAAACAATTCTATCTAAAGCAATTTCAGCAACCTCTTCTGGAGTAAGTCCACGATTGTCAACGGTTTTTACAAAAACGTTTCCTACTACAGCTGTGCTATTTTCTTGTGTAATTATCATTTAACTGGATACCTTACTTGACCTGTACGATACATATCTTGTCGATCTTTACCATCACCCAATTGTTTTAATAGCGCCATGGCTTCGTCATATCTTTTTTGATAATTGGCAATTACATCTGCCTCGCCTTTCATATACGTATAGCCTTCTAGTAAAGAGCCATACAGTAATGTTGAATCAAAATGATCGCCAAGCCATGTTGTATTAGCTGTAACTATGCTTTCTGGATAGTAATAGTAGTGCATCTCAAAAGAATAACTAGCGTCTGGCGTTGGACCTAAGATACATGTATTGCTATCAAAAATAGCATAATGGGTTGGCACACCAATAGAAGATGGAAAGGGAAACGACTCCCTAATAAATTCTACATCTTTATTAAGCAAAAAAGACTGCGAACCAGTAGCGCTTCCAGAAGGCTGAATAACCGCTAAAGAGAACATTGCCAACCAATCAGATGGCATACCTAAATACTGATTATTAACTAAACACGTACCTATTACATTTTTTCGTAAAGCTGGTAATTGAACAGTATTATAAATACGCTGTTCTGCTTGTCGAATAAATGTATTAATTTGCTCAGTCGAAGTTAATCCCGTTGTTCCTGTTCCCGCCACATTAGTATATGCTGCGGCAGGGAAATCATTCTCAACGTATCCTTTGATAGTAGCAAACAAGGTAACGTAGTTCATGCCATTGGGCCTCTAGCCATTACGCCTTTAGTTGCTGCTCCTGTGCCACGGATCTTGATTCCAGAGGTTTTTGTTTCTGGCTGGCTTTTAAAAATATTGCCTACCGATGGACGCAAAGAATCTATTTGGTTTCCCTTTTTAACTACAGCATCTTGCGGGTCCATTGTTCCACCTGACATTGTGTGTGGTTTTGCATATACATCAGCAGAACCGACTTCTTTGCCACCTTTTTTCATAGAGAACTTAGCCATTATCGACCTCTTCCAGCGGTTTTACGCATTCCTTGATTGGCTACACGGGCTAGATTACGACCCATCTTTTTCATTGCCATAGAGCTAACGCCATGTTTGGCAGTCTTGCCCTTTTGAATTGCGGCAGTGGGTCCACTATCACCTAAATTTTTACCTTCGGTCTTGCCTTTTTTGGCTATACCGTCTGCGCTTTTCTTAAACATTTTCAACTCCTTATGTTGTTGTTACGGTTACACTACCTACCTGACCTTCTGGTGCTAAATCGTTCGGTGTTAAACCGTCATCTCTAGCACCCCCAACAGGGTTCCAGCCCCATTGAAATATTCTACTACCTCCCGATATACTTCCAATCGAATCTAAACCTG